GTGCTCCTACGATGCGATTCATTGATAGATCAGCTTGCGCCATAACTTCACTGCTAAACGAGGCATTAAAGGCAATTTTGGTTATACCCGTATTATTGATATTGGGTACATGTACCCGCTCTTCAAGCTCTTCAGCCACATCAGCCACATCAGCCACATCAGCCACATCAGCCACATCAGCCACATCAGCCACATCAGCCACATCAGCCACATCAGCCACATCAGCCACATCAGCCTCAGCCTTTATTTTAGCTCTTAACTCAGCCTCAGCCTTTGCCTTTTTCTCAGCCTCATCCTTAGCGCGTTTTATCTTTGCCACTGAAGCCTTATGTATGCTGAGGCTACAATCGTCTAATTCGCGTATATCGTCAATATCTAGTTTCTTAACGTTTTGCATATACTCTAAAACGTGAGTAGCGCGGTTCCCATTACTATCTATCCATTGGCATGCGTATAGATTCAATTCGTAAGCCTTGACGCGCTTATGGTCAGTAAATAAATTCTTTGCAATACCGCGCAACACCGCGCGGTCAGGGTTAGTAGCCATTATCTTTTGCGCGTCTTTTTTGAAAGTCTCAATATCCTTTGCACTACCAAAGATACGAGACGCAATCTCAGCCAATGCAGTCATTTTCACAGTCAAAGATTCAATTTGTTTTGCAGTCATTTTGTTAGTAGTCATTTGATTTACCTATTAAGATGATTGGGTACATGTACCCGAAAAGTGTTGAACCGTTATTGATTCAACTGGTAACTATTCTACTCTCTTTGTGTCATTGTGTCAACTATTGTTTCATTGTGTTTCTAACGGTCTATATTATAAGGAATAGAATAAACTAATAAAACTCTATAAAAATCAATGACTTATGAAGGGTACGGGGCGGGGAAGCCCCCTTTTCAATTAGGAGTCCCTATTTTGTACTATACTATGTTACACACAAACAATTCCTAATTTTTTCAAATTCCCCTTGACCTCCAATTTATTTTTTGATAAGCTGTGCACAGCTTATCAATTTTCACCCCCTCCCGCCAAAACACCCCCCGTCACTAAAATAAGTGCCAAAGCAAAAAAATTTTTCTACAAAAATTTAGAAAACCATGATAGGCTAGAGATTATCTGGACCTTTGAGTTCTGCGCATACTGGTATATTATGGATCCTGAATTAGAAACAATTCTAGAATTAGAAGCCCTTTTAGCTCCGTCTGAGCGAAGTGCTGAGAGCACCTTTTTACAAGCCCAAGAAGTGTTTGCCGACAGATCATTCTTACTGAACAACGGCGTACCTTATACAAAACTCCCTCCTGAATTTACAGCCCAAGAAAAGAACGAAGCCTTGAGCATTTTTCTTGAACAACCCGATGCACCTCTTGCACCTACTACATCCGGCGCCGCGAAAGCCCTTGAGAAACTATTAAAACGGTTCGACTACAATCTCCCCAATGCAACAAACAAGATGCGGCAGTATCTAATCTTTAAGATGTTTGAATTGGCAGAGAGTGATGACCCTAAGTTAGCTATAAAAGCCCTAGAGATGCTAGGTAAGGTGTCAGAGATTGGGCTGTTCAGTACCAAAATAGAAATAGCAACGACTGATAAGCCCACAAAAGAGTTAGAGACAGAGCTTTCAAGCTTATTAGCCACATATTCACTAGGGGATTTAGTTGCTAGAGAAGTTAAAGAAGCCCCACAAGAGATTACTGACGAAGAATTACGAGGAGAAGTGCATGATGAGGCCTGAAGATGACGTACGTTTAGCGATTATAAGTTGGGCGGTATTAGTTGCAGGGCTTGTTGCCCTTTATTTTAACCCTCTAATGCATTGTTGATGAAAGATAGACTAGCAGCTTTACCTGAATCTGACCGTATACACCTTGCGCAGCTTATAAAAGAGCTAAAAAAGCGTAAGGCTAGGGAAGATGCACAGACAAGCTTCTTATCTTTTGTGCAGGAAGTGTGGCCTAGTTTTATTTATGGTCGGCACCATGCGCGTATAGCGAAAGAATTTGAACGGGTGGCTAATGGTGAGTGCAAAAGACTGATTATTAACCTAGGTCCTCGTCATACTAAGAGTGAGTTCTCTTCTTACTTGTTACCTGCGTGGTTTTTAGGGCGCTTTCCAGAGAAAAAGGTCATTCAGTGTTCGCATACGGCAGAGCTTGCGGTAGGTTTTGGTCGTAAGGTACGTAACTTAGTAGGGTCGGACGAGTATCAGTCCATATTTCCGGGTGTAGGACTACAAACAGACTCTAAAGCGGCGGGGCGATGGAACACAAACGCGGGAGGGGACTACTTCGCTATCGGGATCAGCGGTGCTGTAACGGGTAAAGGTGCTGATCTACTGATAATTGATGACCCACACTCTGAAGGCGATGCGGTTATAGCGCAGTACAACCCTGAAGTGTACGATAAGGTGTATAGTTGGTACTCATCTGGTCCTCGTCAGCGGTTACAGCCCGGTGGGGCTATTGTTATAGTTATGACTCGTTGGAGTCTACGTGACTTGACAGGGCAGATATTAGAGTCTGCAGCAATGGGTGGCGACAAGTGGGAAGTGATTGAGTTTCCAGCCATATTACCTAGTGGCAAACCGCTTTGGCCTGAGTTCTGGCCCATTGAAGAGTTAATGGCGGTAAAGGCTGAGATACCTAGCGGCAAATGGCAAGCACAGTACCAGCAGCAGCCCACATCTGAGTCTACGGCTATCGTTAAGAGAGAGTGGTGGCAAGAGTGGGAGAAGAAAGAGCCACCTGACTGTGACTTCCTGTTGATGTCGATGGATACGGCGTTTGAGAAAAAGACTAGTGCTGACTACAGCGCCATCGTGATATTTGGTGTTTGGAACAACCCTGAAGACGGAGATCAACCGAACTTAATACTGTTAGAAGCTTGGCGAGAACGGCTAGAGTTTCCTGATTTAAAGCAACGGACATTAGAGTTTTATCAAGAGTGGGAGCCAGATGGTGTTATTATTGAGAAGAAAGCATCAGGAGCTCCGCTAATATATGAGTTAAGACGTATGGGCATTCCTGTACAAGAGTTTACACCTTCACGCGGACAAGATAAGATATCACGACTTAATGCAGTATCTGATATGTTTGCTTCTGGGAAGGTATGGGCTCCATCTACTCGATGGGCTGAAGAAGTGATAGACGAGGTGGCTTCGTTTCCAGCAGGTAGGAATGATGACTTTGTAGATGCTGTAACCCTAGCTCTTGCGCGGTTTAGGTCAGGAGGCTTCATTGGTTCAGCTAAAGATAAGGATATTGATGAAGACAGCTGGTTAATAAAGAAACGTGCTAACTACTACTAACGAACAAATAACTTAAGGATCCATCAATGGCTGAAGTTCCAAACAACATATTTAAGGCGATGCAACCGCAGAGCCCCTTTTTAACAGAAGATGATGAAGCGCCAATAGAGGTTAATATAGGGGATCCGATGGATCCTATTGAGACTGAGGTTGATGTAGAGATGGAACAAGAGCCGGGGTTTGATGCGAACCTTGCGGAGTACATGGATGAGGCGGATATGGCCTCGTTAGTAGCTGATTTGATGGATGACTTTAACAATGACAAGAACGCTCGTAAAGAGTGGGAGTCTACCTATATAGACGGCTTAGATTTGTTAGGGTTAAAAATTGAAGAGCGTTCAGAACCTTGGCAAGGCGCTTGTGGTGTATACCACCCCATGCTAACAGAAGCGGCTATCCGCTTTCAATCTGAGATGATCTCTGAAACATTTCCTGCTCAGGGACCTGTAAAAGCCCGAATAATCGGTAAAGATGACCCTGATACCCAGAAGTCTGCGGAACGTGTTGTAGAAGACATGAACTACCAGCTTACGGAAAAAATGACTGAGTTTAGACCTGAACACGAAAAGATGTTGTGGTCCTTAGCATTGGCAGGAGCCGCGTTTAAGAAAGTGTATTTTGACCCCTCACTAAACCGTCAGGTAAGTATGTTTGTACCTGCGGAAGATCTGTATATCCCCTATGGAGCCTCTGATGCACGTACTTCAGAGCGACTGACTCATGTCATGCGTAAAACCAAGAATGATGTTAAGAAGCTACAGTATGCGGAGTTTTACCGTGATATAGACCTTGGTGAACCAACAAAAGACCTTGACGATATTCAGAAGCGCAAAGACGAAGCTGATGGGTATAAAGCCACATACGACAATAGATACAGACTATTAGAGATGCAGGTTGAGTTAGACCTTGTTGGGTTTGAAGATGTTGATGATGACTCAGGCGAAGAGACAGGCATAGCCCTACCGTATGTTGTGACGATTGAACAAGGCACACAAGAGATTTTATCTATTAGACGTAACTGGGATGAACATGACCCTCTTAAACAAGCTAAGCAACATTTTGTACAATATACTTATATCCCCGGTTTCGGTGCTTATGGCTACGGTCTTATACATCTTATTGGTGGGTTTGCTAAATCTGCAACTTCTATTGTCAGACAGTTAATTGACGCAGGTACACTAAGTAACCTACCCGGAGGCTTAAAATCTAGAGGTCTTAGGATTAAAGGTGATGATACTCCGATCATGCCGGGTGAATGGAGAGACGTTGATGTTCCGTCATCTAATATTAAAGACAACATCTTACCGCTTCCTTATAAAGAGCCAAGCCAAACACTATTCACATTACTACAAAACGTAGTAGAAGAAGGCCGTAGATTAGCTGCAGTTGCTGATGTTAAGCTGGATAACATGAATGGAGAGGCGCCAGTAGGTACTACACTGGCTATCTTGGAAAGAACTCTAAAGGTGATGTCGGCTGTTCAGGCTCGTGTTCACTACTCGATGGAGCAAGAGTTTAAGTTAATTGCAGCGTTGGTAAGAGACTATACTGCCCCTGCTTACGACTACATGCCAGAGTTTGATGCTGAACCCTCAGCTAAGAAAGAAGACTACGATAAAGTTGATATTATTCCAGTCTCTGATCCAAACGCTAGTACTATGGCGCAAAGGATCATTCAGTACCAAGCAGCTATCCAGTTAGCTCAACAATCTCCACAAATATACAACTTACCTGTATTACACCGTCAAATGCTTGAAGTTATGGGTATTAAAGACGCAGATAAAATAGTTATTGTGGAAGAAGATCAAAAGCCAACTGATCCTGTAACAGAGAATATGGACATTCTTAAAGCTAAACCTGTAAAGGCGTTCATAGAACAAGATCATGATGCCCATTTAGCAGTACATAATGCTCTAATAAGCGACCCTAAAGTAGCAGCAGCAATGGGGCAAAACCCTCAAGCTGCGGTGCTAAAACAAGCGTTAATGGCACATATCATGGAGCATGTGGGCTTCCAATACCGTAGAGGTATAGAGACTCAATTAGGTACTACATTACCTCCAGAAGATGCAGAGTTAAGCCCTGAAATGGCAGTACAACTGGCAAAACTATCTGCTGATGCAGCTAAACAACTACTACAAGCGAACCAAGCTGAACAAGCCCAACAAACGGCTCAACAGCAAGCTCAAGACCCTGTAGTACAGATGCAACAGAAAGAGTTACAACTGAAAGAGCAAGAGATCAATAACAAAAAAGAGATCGAGCTTAAGAAGATTGACGCTAGTAAAGAAATAGCAATGTTGAACAATGAGGCTAAATTAATGCTTCAAGGCGAAGACGCTAAGGTTCAAGGGTTGTTTAAAGGGTTAGATATGGCGACTCAACAAATAAGCGCACAAAACGCAAAAAATAACCTAGAGGCCCCGCCACAAGCGGCCTTAGCACCTGCACCTACACCTGCACCACCTCCACAGCCACCTATGGGTTAATAGATGAAAACTGTACTAGATGTACTGCGTAGAGATCTTGAAGATGAGATAGTTGCTCACATGGACGCCCTTGCAAAAGGGCGTGTTGAGGACTTCCCAGCTTACAAATTATTGGTAGGGACTTTATCGGGTCTGTCCTTAGCTCTTAATCGTTTAAAAGACCTGCAAAAAATCGAGGAAGAAAATTAATGAGTACCAAAGATATAGGAAATATAGATACGGATGCTACTATCGAAAAAGGAGAGTCATTAGCTGATCGCTTACCAGATCCGGTAGGTTACAAGCTTTTATTGATTAAACCTAAGATAGTGGACAAAACAGCAAGCGGTATTGAAATGCCAGACGCTTTCAAAAAGAAAGAAGAGGCAGGTGCTGTAGTTTGTATGGTGCTTAAAGTAGGCAACATGGCTTATGAAGATAAAGTAAAATTTCCAACAGGTCCTTGGTGTCAAGAAGGTGATTTCGTATTAATTGGAGCATACCGTGGTTCACGATTCTCTGTTGATGGGGAAGAGTTCATCTTAGTAAATGATGACATGATTGAAGGTACAGTTGCTGACCCACGTGGCATTAGCCGCGCATACTAGGAGGATAAATGGCTGAAGAATACGAAAACGAAGATATTGATGTAGATCTTGATGGGGGCGATGATTACGAAGTTGATATCGTAGACGATACTCCTGAAGAAGATCGAGGTAGAACTAAGTTAGCTGATACAGAGGACGATGACGATGATGAGTTAGAGTCATACTCTAAGGGCGTTCAAAAACGCATTAATCAGATAAACCATAAATACCACGATGCTAAACGTGAGAAAGAAGCTTTAGAAAGACAAAATGCTGAAGCTATACGTATTGCTCAGGCTATTCTTGCAGAAAACGAACAGTTAAAAACTACACTTAACTGGGGGCATCAAGAGTATACGAAAGAAGCCCAAGGTCGTTTAGACTACGCACATAAAATTGCGCAGGATAAATACCGTCAAGCTTTTGAAACGGGCGATACAGATGGAGTACTTGAAGCACAGGAAGAGTTAAGCGAACTAGCCAATCAAAAACGGCAATTAGCTAACTTAGCATCACCTGTACAACAAAAAGCTTTACAACCACAAAATAATGAGGTATATATTCCACCATCAGCGCCAGAAGCGCCACCAAGAGACTATAAAGCCGAGAGCTGGGCTGGACGGAATCCATGGTTTGGTAAAGATGAAGAGATGACCGCCTTCGCTTATGGACTGCACGAAAAATTGGTTAAATCCGGTGTAGACCCTACCTCTGATGAATATTATCAGCGAGTAGACTCCCGCATACGGGAAGTATTCCCAAAGAACTTCGATAAGAAGAAGTCTTCACCAGTGGCATCGGTAGGTAGAACTACTGCACCTAAAAAAGTCACTCTGAACACATCTGAAGTCGCTATAGCAAAACGTCTTGGAGTACCTTTAGAGGTATATGCCAAGTATAAAGTAAAGGAGCAACAACTCAATGGCTAACGTACAAATTGACAGAGCACCACGCTCTACAGAAACACGCGAAAAAGAAGTTCGTCCAGTATCATGGAAACCTGCGCATGATTTGCCAGCTCCAGACCCACAAGATGGCTACGTGTTTCACTGGAAAAGGGTCGCTATGATGGGAGTTCCTGATCCCGCAAATATGGCTAAGGCCAAACGCGAGGGGTGGATACCTTGTCAAGCGGAAGATCATCCTGAGTTATTGTCTGACTTTGCTGCCTTTGGTTTAGCGCCACAAGGTTTGATTGAAATTGGTGGACTTGTTCTGTGTAAGACTACTGTTGAGAACTCAAACTCTCGTAAAGAGTATTATGCAAATATGTCTAAGGCGTCTGTGGAGTCTGTGGATAACAACTTCCTACGCGAAAATGATCCAAGGATGCCTCTTTTTTCTGAGAAAGCATCTAAAGTATCTTTTGGTCGCGGTTCCTAAATAGTTAGGACCGTGTTGAATCTTATTTAGGAGTTATATATGGCTTATCCTAGCAATGTCGGTCCCTACGGTTTTTTACCGAATACCCTAGAAGGCTTTCAGCCTTACGCTGGTGCAACTCGGTATTTACCGATTGCCTCTGGCTACGCAAAAAATATTGGTTATGGCGACCCTGTGTCTCTATTAGCTGACGGTACTATCGCACGTGTAGATTCATCTACTGGAGCTAAAACTGCTTGGGCTATTAACCCAATCGGTATCTTCTTAGGTTGCTCTTACACTAACCCAACTTTAAAATACAAAGTTTTCTCACAATACTGGCCTACTGGAACTTCTGCTTCTGATGCCGTTGCTATTGTTGCTGACGACCCACAAATTTTAATGAAGGTTAATTTGACTAATGCTGGTACAGCTTACACTTCTGGTGCTGCTACTCTAGCTGATGTTGGTCAAAACATTGGTTACTTTATCCCTACTAACTCAGGTTCTATTGTTGATGGCGTTAATACTGCTACTGGTAACAGCGCCATTTCAGTTGATTTGGCTTCTAAAAACACTACTGTCACACTTCCTTTGCGTGTTGTTAGTATGGTTCAAGAAACTGCATTATCTGACGGTACATTCGTAGAAGCTTTCGTAGCCTATACCCCACCTAACTATACTGTTACTCAATCGGGCACTACTCCGTTTGCTGTTTCAGCGATTAATGTTGTTGGTGGCCACGCTTACCGCAACCCAACTGGAATCTAAGGAGTTTAACTAATGGCTGCTATTTCACGCGCGCAACTACTAAAAGAACTACTTCCCGGTCTTAACGCTCTGTTTGGTTTAGAATATGATCGTTATGGTGAGAAGTATAAAGAAATCTTTGAAACTGAAAGCTCTGAGCGTTCATTCGAAGAAGAACAAAAACTGTCTGGCTTTGGTGCCGCTGCGGTTAAAAACGAAGGTTCAGGTATTACGTATGACAATGCGCAAGAAGCTTGGTCTACTCGCTACACCCACGAAACTATCGCTTTGGGCTTTTCTTTAACTGAAGAAGCTATTGAAGATAACTTGTATGACTCTTTGTCTGCTCGTTATACAAAAGCATTGGCTCGCGCTATGGCGTACACCAAAGAAGTTAAAGGCGCTGCTGTATTAAACAATGCATTCAACTCCAACTATACTGGTGGTGATGGCAAATCTTTATGTAACAGTGCACATCCTTTAGTTTACGGTGCAACAATTTCTAACGTCCCAGCTACACCAGCTGATTTGAACGAAACTTCATTGGAAAATGCGGTTATTCAAATCTCCTTGTGGACTGATGAACGTGGTTTATTGATTGCTGCTAAACCTAAAAAATTGGTTCTACCTCCTGCATTACAATTCGTAGCAACTCGTTTGTTAGAAACTGAATTGCGTGTTGGTACAACTGATAATGATGTTAACGCTCTTAATAACAACGGTTCAATTCCTGGTGGCTATACTGTTAACCCTTGGTTGACTGATGCAAATGCTTGGTTCTTGTTAACTGATGTTCCAAACGGTCTGAAACATTTTGTTAGAACTCCATTAGCTACTTCCATGGACAGTGATTTCGACACGGGCAACTCTCGCTATAAAGCTAGAGAGCGTTATTCTTTCGGTTTTAGTGATCCATTGGGTGTTTTTGGTTCAGCTGGTTCAGCTTAATTTATTAAGATAAATCAGTAACTTAGAGTAAATTAAGGGCTCCTTCGGGA